CGTACGAGAGCTTTTCATCCTCATAGAGGACCTTTTATGCCGCTCAACTATGAACAATCTATCAGCATGCCTAGACATCATATTGATCGAAGGTTACCAGAGATTGGTGTGGTGTACAAGCGTGGTGATAAGGCTGTTAAACGAGCTGAGGAGGATGGGTTGCTGTCATCCTTGTTAGGTGAAGGACCTGGTTCAATTTCTCAAGATACTTATAATCGAGTTATTATTGAGCGACAAGGAGTGCAGGTTGGGCCCGTCCTAAAACGAGTGAAGAAGAAACAACCCGATTATGTGCATGGGATGTGGGCTAACGCTAAACGACCTAAAAACAAGCATCCGGCTAAAGGTGAGTCCCATGGGTCTTTGAAACGACAGCTGGCTGCTGTGCGCCTGGAATTACATGACAAACCAGATGATTGGGGTGCTCTGGCTGAAGAGGAGAGCCTGCAAGCTAAGCTGCGGGGCAAAAATGCTCATGAGAGCAATACTGGTTTGTTTGGTGGCTCTCATATTTTTGAGTTTTGCGCAGTGGCCGTGCGCTCGATGTACCCATGGCACTTGCGTTGCTCTATTTTGGTTCAAAAGTTTGGTCTTAACTGTTGGAATTATTTGGGTGCTCTGCATGATTATTTCACATTGTTTGGGTGTGATGTTTGGGCACGGGCTCCTGATTTGATGACTTGCTGCGTAGCTCAAGTCTGTGATCAATTGGGAGAATTTCGTTGGATACAAGATTTGACTGAGCATTGTAGCGGGCTATGGGGGGGTGCTCATATTGGAACTAATCCTAAAACAAAATTGCCCTGGACGAGTGCTGAGTTAGCAAAGTTGTTACCTGATGGTCCGGGGTATGTGATATTTGAGGGTACCCAGATGATTTGTCCTAATGCTTTGTTGTATTTAGAAGGTAAGGCCGAAAATTGTGAATATTGTGGGATTGAATTGCAAGTGACTGGCAATAAAACCAAATTCCATGATTTACCTGTTGGTGATGATCAGCAAGTTGAACCACCTGTTTGTCGTCCTGTTCATGAGTTTGTTCGAAGTGATGATGAAAAGAAGAGTGACAATGAGTATGTTCAACCTAGCAACTGGGCATTTCCACGTGTTGTGAAGATATTTGAGCGAAAAATTGCTGGGTTTTTTGAATTTGTCACTGGAGCATTTGGTTTGATTGATGATACTTTGTCTGGTAATTCATTTGCGTCTAGGGTTGGGCGTTGTGACTTTGTTGATGGGGTGATGCCTACCAATGAAGTCATGTTGAAGGCTTATAACAAACTTAATCAATCTGATGCTATGACCCTGGATGTGGTGGAGTGGAAAGTTGTTGCTGATCATGATGAACGGGTTGTGATCAATAAGCCCAATAGACTGGAAAAAGCTAACGTGACGATAGTTGAGTGTGTTAGATCAGAGTTTGAACGCACTTTGCTTGGTTTCACCTATGGCACTATTGGTGGCACTTGTCTCGTTGGAGCTGGTCTTGGGGCATATCGATTCACAAAATTTTGGAAGTTAGTTTCAGTGCTAGGGTTGATTTTTGGTTGGTTTGCTTTGAAGCGCATTTATAAATTGCAGTGTGAGCGTTGTTTGCGATTTTGTCCACATTTGGTCTCCTGTGCGAAGAAAGGGATTGATTTTGGCTCTGACTTTATGTTAGTTAAGGCCAAGATTTCATCGTTGCTGCGGAGACCTAGTTCTTTGAATATTCCAGCCAAATGGTCGGATATTATTGATACTGGGAGTGTTTTGGTGGTCCTGATGGACTTGCCAAATTTTCAGTAGTCCGGCCAATGTATGAGATGGAAGGTGCTCGAGTCTCTGAGATACCATTTGACATCCGACTAAAAGTTGGTGCTGGGTGCTTGATCAGAACTGTTGGGGCAGTTGGTGGGCGTCGGGTTATTGCAACTTCATTGCGGGTTGTGATGCCTAACGTAGCATTGGCTGCTTACGACGGGAATGATGTGCCTAGCATTGTTCAAGCATACACCCATAGATCCTTGCAACCGTTACCTGTTGTGCATCAATGGGTGTATACTGAGTTTCGTGCTTGGATGAGACGATGGGTGAAGAGGTTCGGGCATACGGTTGCTGAAGAGTTTGAAGATTGGCTTGAGCAAACACATTATACATTGGCCGAGAAGAACAGGTTGCGCAATGTTTGGGCTGATATGAATTTTTCTTTGCTACCAGTTGACCGGTTCAGACATTACACTTGCTTTGTTAAGGCTGAATTTTACCCTGCTCGAGATCAGTGGAAGGCACCACGTATGATACATAGTCCATCTGATCAGGCAAAGGTTTTATTTGGGCCGTATTTTAAAGCCTGTGAGAAGTTACTGTTTGGTGATGATTTGGAGTCTGTCCCATTTCATAGTCCGTTTGTAAAACATTTAACTGTGGATGAGCGTAAGATTGCTGTTGATAAGCTGCCTGTCCATGGAATGTTTGTTTACTTATTGGATCAGAAATCGTTTGAAGCTCACATCACTAGTCAGTTCATGGGCATTTGTGAGTGTATTTTTTATCGTTGGGTGATTGGTAATACCCCATTAACTCGATTAATCTGTGCTGTGCTAACTGGGAGACACTTCATACATTCAAGGACCGGCCTCACAGTGGTTAAGAGGGGCCGGAGGAACTCAGGTGATATGTGCACTTCTCTTGGGAATAGCATAACATCTTATGCTCTGTTAGCGTTCATAATTAACCATAGGAAACATGGGGAATTCTGGGCACTGATAGAGGGTGATGATGTCTTGGTGTCATCTACCGTGCCATTGGTACCACAAGATTTCTTAGAGTTGGGCTTTGAAACTGAGATCACACCACATAGTGATCCACATTTGGCATCATTTTGCGGGTTGGTGTTTGGTGATTCCGGTCAGGTTGTCAGAGATCCAATCAAATTTTGTTTGAAGTTTGGTTGGATTTTCGGCTATGTTGGGGCGGGTAGTTATGTGCTCGATTCCTTGTTACATGGGAAGGCTCTTTCTGCACTCTTTGAAACCCCACATTGTCCGATTGTCGCTCCGCTGGCTAGGTACGCCCTGCAACTGGTAAGGTATACTTCTCCACGTTGGTTGGTTGATGCGTACCATGACCATGTGTTGGACTTTGACATTCCTGACTATGCGCCAACCATGGATACGCGACTGCTATTTGCGATCTCTATGGTATTGGTGTGTCATTGCAATTTTTGGCGGAAGCTAAGCTGAAGTGTGATGACTTTCTTGGGTTTGTGAGGTGTCTTGAATTTCATGGTGAATCTTTTCGCATGTGGGAATATAATGTTTGTGAGCGGACCTGTGTTTATCCACATAGGGCGCTCAAGCTTTGGGTTGGGGACATTGCGGTTAGATCCGTTCGGAGGAGTGGTAGAACTCAGTATGCTCAAGTTAAGTATGGAGACCAGGGTGGTGGCCAGTAGTAACCAGAGCTATTGTTGACCTGCGGTTTCCGGTGGTCAACAGTAACTGTGGCTATTGCTGGTCTGCACCTTGAAAAAGAGATGGTTCGGCATATCTTCTTTTCTTTGAAATCTTCTAAACCGGCTTAACATGATATTGAGTATTCTTCTTAATGGCTAACTGTGGTGTTAAAAAGAGTGATTTGATTGGTACACTGTTGGTGCGTGCGGGTATAGAGACAAATCCTGGTCCCAAATCAACTGCTGGAAAGAAAGCCCAACGGCAACGTCGTTCAGCTCGGGTTAAGGCTGGAGTTGAGCCACCTAAAGCTGTGAGGAAAGCTCTGTCCAATGCTTTGGTGCCTGTTGGAGGACGGGGTGTATATCAACCATATCCTGGTAATCAAATCTACCAAGGTAGAGGTGGTTATTTCGATTGGTTGAAATACATTCCACGGGCACTAGGTGGTGGATGGGGCCTTCTAAATGGTGGTTTGGGTGGTGCTAAATCTGGTTGGGAAGAGGGTGCAAATATTTCTAGAGCTATTGGTTTGGGTGCTTATCAGAAAGTCCCGAGTGGCATTAAAGGTATTAAAGCAACACCGGTGCCCTATATGCACTCGACCGGTGAGGAGTTTAATCTACAGCGTATAGAATACCTTGGGGATGTGATTACAAGTGGCACTGCTGGTGCATTTTCCAATACCACTTTTAATTTCAATCCTGGTGTGTTCTTAAACTGGGGTTCTTATTTAGCTTCTTTGTTTGAGGAGTGGCAGTTTAATGGAGCTGTGGTGAGTTTTAGGTCGCGTTCTTCATCTTATTCATCCACAACTACATTGGGAACTGTTATGATTGCTATGAATTATAATGCAGCTGCTGCCTCCTTCACAACCAAGCAACAATTTCAGGAAACCAGTGGAGTGGCAGTTTCTAGTATTGATCGCGATTGTGACTGTTTTATAGAAGCTGACAAATCCAAAAATCCCTTGTCGACGATGTATGTTCGAACAGGAGCTTTGTCCAGTGGTCAGGATATACATTTGTATGATTTGGGGTTGCTGCAGATTGCCACTCAGGGTTGTGCAGCCAGTGCTAACATAGGCGAGGCTTACATTTCTTATGATATAACATTTAAGAAACCAGTTGTAAACTTTGGTTCGATGATTAGCACTGCGCACTATGTTTTGAATAGTGCTTCAGCTACTAATCCCTTTGGGACTAGTGTTACGAAAAAGCTGGACACTATCGGGGTTCAGTTCTCAAGTGGTAACATTTTTACTCTACCAGCTGGGACCTCTGGGACATATGAATTGACACTTAATTATATTGGTACTGCTGCTGCTGTGGCGTTTCCCGGTACTTCGTTGTCTAATGGTTATTATGTCACTTGTTTCAATGGTGACACTGTTAACTATTTTATGTCTCCTGCTTCTGGGGTGTCGTCGACAAATTTGGTGATTCAGACCGTGTTCACTGTTAGCAATCCGTCCTCATCATTATCATTAACGATGACGACGGCTGGGTTGACTTTGCCAACTTCGTTGACTTCTGCTGAGTTATTTGTTACTGAGGTCAATTCTGCCTTGACCGCTTAGGGTTCACACGGACACTGTCAGTAGGGGGCGAAAATACCT